ATGCCACTACTCGACTACATCAAAAAATACTACAACGGGAATCAGGCATCGTTTGCCCGACTCACTGGCGTACAACCTGCCCAGGTGACGCAATGGCTGGAAAAAGGATTCATCGTTGTAGATCACACACTGTACAGCCCACGTCGCAAGCTCGGCATTTAAACGTGTCGGGCGAACCATCACAGAACGCCCTGAATCTGCTTTCCGTCATCAGCCCGCTAGCTTTTTTTACGGCCCCTTAACGATCCTTTTGTAGATCCTTTCATGCAATATTTTGCAAACACTTCCGACAACGCTATCACCCTGCAAGCCGCGCCCGCACTGGATTTCTCGCATTTCGGCAAAAATAACAACCTCAAAATTTGTTCATAAAAAAAGTGACGAAAACCGCAAGTGATCCTTTTAAAACAATGCATTACTCAATTCATCACGCGGGCGTCATGCGCCTGATTTTGCAAAATGCTGCAAAACCTTGCGTACCGTGCAAAAGCGCCCAGACACCAGAACCCCAGCCACCGCGCGGGCTGGCGGTATGGTTTGCGCCAGATTTCTTTTGCAAAATTTTCATGATCCAAATCGTGCAGGCGGGTGCGGTGTAGCGCGCTTTACGTCTCGCTGGCGCTTCCGTATGCGGGCTGAGAACTCCGGCGCGGGCGATGGTTGAGCGATCACGAAACGACACAGACCGTCACGTTAATGACAGCCTGCGGGGCTTAGAATTTGATTGATGCGGTTTTACGTGGAAGGGTAAAAATGCGCAGCCTATCAGGCGATGAAGGGGCCGTATTTCTCGCTTAACGCCGTAGCACGTTGACCGGTACCATTGATCGCCTCGGCGTTAAGCGGTGTGCCGGTATTGTTATGCGTGTGGTTGGCCGTCTGCTGCGCCAGCGTGTGCAGCACGTCCAGTGTGTCCGTCAGTAGCGTGAGCACATTCAACTGATCGTTGCCCAGCCTGATTGATGGCGCAATCAATTCTTGTTGTGCGGCGACACTGCGACGGATACCCGCGATACGCTCTGTTAGTGCCCCCGCAACCTCTGAATGGTAGTTCTGGCCGACATAGTCATTCCGGTCTTTGCTGCTACGTATCAGCATGTTTGCCGACGTTCCGATCGCATAATCCCCGTCCGCCAATGCCACAACCGCGCCAGCCAATAATTTATGGGTACCGAGCACGGTTGTGGTGTCTGTCCCGTTGACTGTGGTTGTCCGTGTCGTGGTCGTGCGAGTTTCTGCATCGCTGGTAACGTGGCGCTGACTGCTGCGTTCCTGAATAGTCTGGTCAGTTTCACGCTGCCAACTGCCATCAGTTGTGACACGCTGGCTGACGCCTGCGCGTTGCTGCTGGAGCTGTTCACCTGGCTTAATATCTGGCAATGCCATGCCGTCCTGCATGGTCTGCCTGATAACCGGTTTATCGGGCCGTCCCTCCGCGAAGCCAATTTCAACAACCGATCCCGCAGGCGGATACTGAAACATGCCCCCTTCAGCCCCTGCCATCGGAACGGGCAGTGGTACCGCGTGATATTCGGGTGTGTCGGCGGCAGGGTTGCCGTTCTCATCCATCAGTTGCAGGTTGACTGCATAGCGGGGACGAAACGGATCAGACTGGTCACCCAGCGCGGCACTGTCGTTAGTGCTCATCACTCGCGCCAGACGTGGCAGGTGTAATCCGGCGCTCAGCTCTGGGTAATGCTGTTCTATCTGGCGTTGCGCGGGCGGCTTCTGCGCGGGTTTGCCGCTGGCATTCAGTGGTGTCCACGTCAGCGACATTTCATCATTATCAATAGCCACTTTGGTAATGCGTCGGCTGTTAACAATAACCCCTGGACGAATAGCCGGAATGACCGGCAATGTCTGGGTATTCCCTGCCCCGCCTGCGGTAGAAAATTCATTGGGAACGTCAACAGGAGAATCAGCAAAACGCGAATCCGCGTAGCTGCCCACATAAACCTCACCATCCGGCAACTGGAACCACGTATAGTCAGGAATGGCAAACGCACGCCCCAAATTAGCCAGTAGCAGATAACCACTGCCGGAATGGGTGAAATGTGGGATTGGCGTATCGACATACCGCGCGGCAGGCAATGAAAACCGCATGGACGTGCTGGATTCGAGTTGTTTTATCACATCACGTAGCGTGGGATGTTGCAGCGAGATCGGCCAATGGCGCTCAAATACACCAACCAGCTCACGAATAAACAGACGCTGTGCGCCGTTCTCCGCAGGCGCACAGCGTTCAACAAATCCGGTAAACCAGCGGTACACCGACGTGTTGTATCCCAAATCTAAGCGAACCAGCTCGCCCGTGACATCACGATCGGTCAATGCCGTAACAAACCCCAGTCCGCATTTATTCAGCTCCAGCACCAGATTTAAGCCACTGACGGGAATATCGTCGCCAGCCAGCCGCAATGCGATGATCGGTTTCATGTCTGTTCCCCTGCGGGGCCTATCTTGTTATCGATTTTTTTCAGCACGGATTCAAACCAGGAGAGCTTTTCCTCACCTTCATCGGCGTTGCCTGTTCCGCTGGCCGTTTGTGCCGTTGCACCGGCACTGGTTCCCGCCCCGCCTTTGGCGCTGGCCTGCGCCGCTTTACGCTCTGCCACGCTAAAAAATTCTTTCAGCGTGAAATTCACCAGCCAGGCCATTTTGTCAGTCTGCGGCGCGGCATCGATAGCGCCGGAGAAGGTTGCTTCCCTGAACTTTATCGCCTGGGCGACTTCATTCGCCACGCGGTAACGCTTCATGCTGCCGTCAGCACTTTTAGCCTCTGCCAGCGCAAACAGGCGGGTAAGCTGTGTTTTCTCAGCAAACGGGATCAAACCGGAAACCCGCAATTCCTTGCCCTTAATTCCCTGCTCTGCGCTGGCCGTGCTGCTGGCCTGCCCGCTCTGGTCTTTATCCTGAATTTGCATTGAGGGCGACACCAGAATATTTTTTAGCAATATCGCCTCACCATCCAACGCCAGCACAATAATCTGATTCATCGTTCTGTCACCATTTCACGCAGCGGCCCCAAATCCTCGCCAACAAACATCATGCACAGCGTCAAGACGGCATCAGGGTTAGGGATATCTTCCCGCATGTCCAGCAGCGCCGTTTCGACACTACCGCTGACTTCTAACGCCCAAATAGGCACTGACATCCCCTGTAGCTGCTGTAATGTCTCACCCGCTGCGGCTAATAACGTCTGACGCTGGGCAGCAAACCCTGCCAACGCGTCGGCGATATCCGCCATACCCGCGCCGCTTGCCTGCCCGATAGCCTGCTGCATCGCCTGCGCAGTGGAGGCCGAGCGGGCGGTACTGAATGACAGCGGTACCGCAGCGGGCAAACTGCCTGCCATCATGGGGCGCTGCATTTTCGTTACCGCCAGACTCAACGCCGAGCGTGCACGGCGCTGAACCTGCGTCAAATCAGGCAACGGGAACACCGCAGCGGCGGCAGTTAACAACGTAATAAATTGCTCAATCGTGGGCGCAGTTATCATGAATATCACGACATCATGATTGGCGGGCGTACCCGCCAATTTTCCCGCCAGTGTGTTAACGGCGTTGGGCGGACTGAGAAAAACACCAGATTCCACCGTCTGCCCGACACCAAACGTCCACGGATGAACGACCACTGTCGAGCATGTGATTGGGCGCATGTTCGCGGGGATAGCCAGGCGTTTTTCATGCCACATTTACTGTGGTGCCTCCGGCCAGTCGATTTTCGCCGCATTCACATCAATGCGACTCAGCAGCACCGCGTATTTCTGCCACGCTGTCAGTGCCGTTTTCTCGTCATCGGTCGCAATGTCCAGATCAATGGCATAGGTCAGTTCATTAATGCGCGATGTCGCAGCGGCTTTGCGTGTCGCCAGCTCCAGCTGTGCGGCCTTGAGCGCGGCGGCGGCTTGCGCGGCTTTATCGATAACCCACTTTTTACCGTTCCAAACATCGAATTCGGTGGCAGGTTTCAGCAGCGTGACGTTATCCGGCAGTTCACCGAACTGCGTAACAGTCTGTGCCTGCCGCGTGTTCATGCTATAAACGGTCTGACCTCTATAGTCTGGCACAGCCTCCCACGCCTTTCCGTCATCTGTACGGCGCAGCGCCTGACCAACGGGCGGTAACTCGGGTTCATCGGCGTAGCTGTCAGCGGGTAAGCCAACACCCTGCATGACGTACTCATAACTAGCTGACTGATATTCGCGTGTCGCGGAGTTCACGTGATAAACCGTAATCCAGCCCGCATTGATTGCCAGCCCGCTTTCATTCAGCTCTGCGTTTTTAATTTGTGTTGAATAGTTGCTCATTATGCGGCTCTCACGATGTAGTTAAATGCGATATTGCGTGGGCGGTTTTCCGACGCTGTCGGCACAGTGCGTGATGCGTCAAAACGCATGCGTGATGGGCATGAATCCCCCGCCCCATCAGCGATAGCGCCAACACCAAATTCATGCAGCAATTCAAACACGCCGCTTGATTGCAGGTTTTCCCCTAAAAACTGAAGATTCTGTGCTGTCGTCCAGATCTCGCCAGTGATATTACGAATAGCATCGCCTTGAGCACTGAGCAGTACACGTGCGGCGTCAATACCACGGGCATCATCCCACCCCCTGATAAACTCGCCGCGCAAGTCCGGCAATACGCCAGACGGGTACGCCAGCGATAACTTAGGGTATTCGGATTTGTTAAACGACTGACCTGCGCACTTCATCCAGCCAGTCGGGGCGACTGCCTGGGGCCACGGCAGTGGAATACCCGCGCCGTCATTGATAGCGGACTGCACAAATTCGGTTGATGCAATCTGCGTTGTATTCGTACCCTGTGCCGCGGTTGTTACGCGAGGCAATCCGTGTAAGCTGACTTCGCCATCCACCAATCTGATTGATGACCCTGATCGGTGCTCAAACGTTAGTGCCTGCTCGTTATTGCCGTACCGCATCCCGACAAACGCTATCGCCTCTGTGCTCTGCGCATTATTAAACTGGATGTATGCACGCTGCCCGTTAGCCGTGGGCTTTATCGTCAACACGTCATCGTCGGCAGACAGCAATTTCTTTCCGGTAATCACCTGAAATGTATTGAGGCTGACGGCACCAATGTTTGACAAAAAGACGCCTACATCATTGATATCCGAACCGTTCTTATCTTTCTCCAGTTTTCCCGTTAACGCGCTTAATACCTTTTTAGAAAAATCAGGATCATTGTTGACCGCTTCAGCGAGGCTTTTCAGTGTGTCCAGATCAGCAGGCGAATCATTCACTAACGCCAGAATTGCCGCTTTCACAAATTCAGTTGTAGCAATCTGGCTATTACTGGTCAGTTGCGACGCGGTCGGCGCGGTTGGCGCTCCAATCAGCTTAGGGCTCTTCAATGGCGCATATTTTTCAGCCGCTGCATCAATCTGTAAAAAACGCTTATCGAGCAAATAGACAGGGGACGCCATACGATTATCAACACCCTGCCCCGCCGTGATGGTAGCGACCTTCGCTATGTAGTGTGCATAGCCGTTTTCGTCAGTGTAATCCGCCAGTTCCGCCGCAGTGCGGAGCGTTACACGGTTTTCCCATGCACCCGTCACCGTTCCCTGACGGCTAACGTCCACCCATACGCCCGTATTCGCACTAACAGCCAGTTGTTCCGCAGCATCCAGCACAGCACGCAAACCACCGACATACCCCACACCTGGTGCTACCATCGCCTGCGTACCCGCAACCGATACGTTGAACCCATCCCCCAGAAATGCGGCGGGGCCGTAGTAATCCAACAAAGCCACACGGAGTGCGTCATCCATGCCGTACAGGCGGGCAGAAAAATCAATCTGCCAGGTCTGCGCAGATACATTGATCTGCGTCGCTTCTGCGGCCCCGTCAAACTGCATAGCCAGATTTCTGGTCAGGCTGTTTCCCTGCCTGCCGTTCTGCGTTTTTATTTTTTGCTGAGTACGAACATGGACAATCATCAGTACCGTTTGGGTTTGACTATCGACCAGCCCTATCCAGTTGTAATCCCAATCCCCGATAGCGGTGTCTAACACAACGGAATAGACCACCGCGTTAGTATTGAGCACACCCGATTGCGTGATAGCGGCACGGTGTTTGATTGCGGCGGCGTCGGGCATCCCCTCATCACGGCTCACCGCCTGATCCTCATCCTGATTAGGGATGAGAGCGAAAACAATCTGATCGGGAACGGCGGGTTGCCCGTCCAGCGTTTTTTTTACGTTCCATGCTTCAAATGCACGGGTAACAATACTCTGTGCCATAAATCCTCACTGACTGGCTGTGTAGTATTCGGTTGATGAGGTAAACGCGGGGGCGTTCGTTGGGGTTCGCCCTTCGACCAGGCCATGCACAGTGTCAACATCGACCGCGTAAAACGCGGCATCATGGCTGAACTCAGCAGCACGAATACGGGATATATCCGCGTTCGTTACATCAAAATGGTAGCGTCGGCACGTCCGGCCATACTGGCGGATCAAATCCATCATCAACGTGTTATAGGTGCCGAGTTGCTCGTCATCCAGTTGCACCAGGATAACGTCCCAGTCATGTGCGGGCTGGCGTTCAGCCAGCGTCACATCACCGATATCAAGCCGCCTGAAGATGTTGATAAACCCCGCAACGCTGCCCGCATCAACCGCGTTGATAAACGCGAACTTCACCCGTTTGCGGTAGAGTGCTAACGGCTCCCCGTTAAACCGCTGGATATCACGCTGATAGGCCATCGCGTCAAGCAGCGCCACGTCACACGTTTCAGCGTCAAACTGACGTAATGGAAATTGCACCCAGTCATACGTTTTCAGCCAAAATTGTTTTACGGCCGTAAACAGCTTGATTGGTTCCCCTTTATCCATCCAGGGTGGCAGCGGCTGACTATCCAGCCACGTTTTGAACTCAGACATTTTTAAATACCACGCTGACACCCGACAGGCGCGGAATGCTCAGATCACTGACAATATCTGACTCACTGAAGGTGATTGACTCGATCACAGGAAAATACTGGTGACACTCCCCCGCCAGAGCTGAAAAGGAAAAACGGGAATAGGGCCACGTCTTTTTCACGTCATAATCGGTGTTCTGACGGAATGCACAGCGGATCAGATCCAGCACGTTAACGCGTAACGCCTGCAATTCCTGTATCGTGAAATTTTCATAATTTTTCAGGTAAACCGTGACGCCGAGCGGTACATCAAACTCCGGCAACGGCATACACAGGACATCATCACCGTGCCCGTGGTGCCCTTGCGCCATCACATAATCATTGACCGTATCGATAAATGGCTGACTGGCAACGCCGGAATCCAGCAACAAAAAGACATTGGCTGTACCTGGCCCGCGTGGCGCGTCATGCTGAAAAAAGATACGGTCAGTCGTCAGCCCTGCAATCTGCGCAATCGCGCCACGATAGACGGCATCAATGTGATATTGCCCAGGCAAATTAAACTGATTGCGCACCCTGTCGCGTAGCTCGTCATCAGATTCAACATCTGCGCCTGGCGCTGTCAGCCAGTCATCGTCGTTAACAACCTGCTCAATGTTGTCTACACCAACCGATAAAATGCGATAGTAGCCAGGCGCAAGGTTATGCCCGCTACCGGCACCGGTGGCAGTCACCGGAATCAAGGCGCTGCTGATACCGGCATCAATAGTAAAATCCGCATCTGTTGTCAGCCGGTAGACAGTACCGTTGATCCGCTCGGTCTGAATCTGCGTTCCCGCAGGAACAACGGCCGTAATACTGGGATCGGATTTAGTAAACAAAATCACGCCACGCGCTCCCGCCGCGCCTTTGCGCTCAAGATTGACAGCCCAGGCGAACACATCAACAAATGCCCCGCTGGCGGTAGCCAGGTACAGATTTTTCATCACGGTGTTAACCAGCGCATTCTTTAACCACATCACCGGCGCGGTAACAATCGCCGTGATTAATCGCCAAAACGGGGACATACGGGAGGTATTCGTTATCATGCCCGCATCGGCAACAACCTCGTCAAACTCGGCACGGATCTGTTTATCGGTAACAGGCATGCCCTGTTCAGCCAGAATACGTTCATAGTCGGGATTGGGGCGGTTACTCATAATGGTTCACTCACTGAAATAGGGCCGAAATCATACGTTTCAGCGTCAATGAAATAATTTCCACGACCGTTATCACGGATAACCACCGTCCCTGGCACCAGGCGCGTATCTTCTTCTGTCAGCAGCTCCATGCGTAACATGATGTCACTGCGCAATACCGGACTGCGTTCAGCAACCAGCTGTTTAACCAGTCCTGATTCAATCAGCCGGTGAACCACATCCTGTGCAATGCTGACGCGGTTATTACACAACTGCGGCTCATTACCGGTATTCAGCGTAAAATCACCGTCAGTGATTAGCAGGTCAAAATACAGTGCATCACTCATCCTGCGGCCAGCTCCTGAGATTCGGCGATACTGGTGAACGTTGCGCCGTTAGGTGGATAGATATTCACGCTGGCAATTTCCGTTTTGCGCGTATTTGCCGTGCTTTGATTATTGGTCTGTAAGGTTTTGGAAATCCCGCCGTTCTGCATCGGTGGCGCGGTTATTCCTGCCGGTGCGGCCAATGTGCTGCCGGAGGTCGGCTTCAGGTCAATATTGATACCAGGCAGATAATTCAGCCCCTGCGCAATGAAATTGTAGGTTTGGGTAAACGAGTCCATTAGCGAGGCCCACAGCCCACTAAAAATATTTTTTATGGCGTCAACAAATCCACCGAAGGCCGCAACAGGGGATAATCCCGCAAAGAAATTCACGGCCATTTCCCACCCGAGCTGTATCGATGACCAGAGGTCAGCAAAAACGCCATCCAGCACGCGGCACGCCTCAACCACCCAGCCGATAGGAGCCAGGATCCAGCCGATAGCCTCCGCAACGATACGGCCACACATTTCACCCGCTGACGTGACGCCCGCCAACTCTTCAGACGAATACGCAATCGGCGTTAACAACTCAGAGAAGCTACCAAACAGCGCTTTTATCCCCTGCCAGACAATCCCGATGGCAGCACCCAGTAAATCAAACAGCGGAGACAGTGGCGCCAGCGCACCGGACGCCTCACTAAACCCACTGATAAACCCGTTGAAAAATGCTTTGATGGGGTGCCAAAACTTCACGACAGCGATGACAACCAGCGCAATGGCAGCAATGATGGCGAGGATCGGCCAGATGACCGCATTAACACCAATCGCCGCCGCCCAGGCAGCGACTTTGGTGACGATAAATGACGAGCGCAGCCAGTTCATTGCCGTTGTCGCTTTTGTACCGATTGAGGTCATGACGTTTAATTGCCCCGTGACCAGCGCTAATGATTTAGTCCCGAGCGACCAGAGCGGTAACAGCCCCGTCCAGATAAATCTGGACGCGCCAAAGACGATGTTAGCTGTCGCGCCCGCTGCCGCAAACGCCAACGTAGACAGGGCAACATACCCCAGCCAGCGGGCTATGTTCGGGAACATATCCAGCCATTTAGCAAATTTTTCACCGATAGCGATCACGGTGTTACCAAGAGGGGAAATAGCAGGGATCAGCCGCATCCCGATCGATACTCGGATACGCTCCCAGACCTTATCGAGACGTTCCCACATATCCGCCATTTTTTTCGCCATTTCCGTGGCGCGATCCAGCCCCTGCGTATTCCCCATATCGCGCATATGCTGACGCAACTTATCAGCCTGGCCCCACGTCGCCGTTAATGCCTGCGCACCATCACCAAACGCCTTATTTAACGCGGCCTGTGCTTTGATGTTGCCCTCGATCGAGCTGCCAAATTTTCCCTGTAGCTTTTGCAGGATGTCGGGGAATTGCAACATCTTGCCCTGCGCATCGGTGAAACTCAGACCAAGCTGTTTACCGCCCTCTACCGCTGATTTCAGAAACGCATCATAAATCCCGCCCGCTTCCGTGCCTTTTGTCTGCTTGAGCATCCCCATCACAGAAAATTGCTCATCCATGCCCACACCCATCTGTGTGCCGGTTCCTTTACTGGACTTCACCAATTCCTTGATTTCGTCCAGACTGGTGCCAAAGTTCTGCACCATGTACGCCCCTTTTGACGCCATCATTTCAGCAAACGGAATGTTGCCCATTCGCTTTGCCACGGTGCTGAAGTTACTCGCCATGTCATTCATGTAACTGGCGGCACCTTCAGCACTGGATTTTGTTGCCACGGCCAGCGTATTCAGGCCCGTGGTATATCGGGGAAGCTCGGTGTCAGTTATCCCAGCGATTGAACTACGGATGACCGTTGCTGACGCGACAAACTCCGCCGCCGACTTACCGTACGCCGTGCTGAATGCCTGGGCTGATTGATAAACTGCATCCAGCGACTGCGTGCTGACGTTACGTGTCGATAATTCATCCAGCGCTTTTTTGACGTCGTTAGCAGGATCGAGCAACCCCTTAACGCCCTGAGCGACGCCCCACAACCCCGCCGCCCCAACTGCCACCCGTGCCAGCGCATCCGCACTGCGGTTAGCAAACTGTTCAACGGATTGCTGTGCCCGCCCCAGCGGCGCACTCAGTTGGTTTTTCAGACTCAATAAAAAGCCCAGCTCTCTCATCGTTATTCCCTGCTGCCGTTGAACGCAAAAGCGATACCTGCGGCGGTACTGTTAATCTGGCATTCGTGAAAATACTCAGCCAGCCACGCCGCACGGGCCAGACTCATGGCGTCGTCATCGTCATGGGGCAGGTAATGACGCCGCAGCGTCATATACTGCTCAAGCTGATTGCCCTTAATGGCATCAATCAGCGCGCTTATCCCTTTACTTCGATCTCCACCTCTGGCGCGTAAATCTCGTTGACCTTCTTAGCGATCTGCGTGCCGATGCCGGGTGATTGCAGCAACTCATTCAGCGTGTCGCGGGTATCGGGGGTAACGATACGCTTCAGATAGGTGGCAATCGTGCCGATGACATCACCGTCACGCGCCGCCTCGTTTGACAGCTTGTTGTACGCCACCAGCGTTGGCGAAAATGACAGTTCACGACCGTTGACGGTCAACGTGATCACGTTAGTTTCTTTGCTCATTGTTCAATCTCTCTGCGTTGATTAACTTCAATTATCAGTTGGTTATGTCGGGCGGCGCATTCGCTATACAGCGTGCTGTACGCCCGTAATGCCTGATCAAAATCCTGGCCGGTATTACCCGCCAGGCGGGGGAGTTGCACCGGACAGCGGGTTAGCAAATTTTCCTGATAAGGCACGCTCGGCCTGCTCTGCGCTGTCGTTGAACAACCGGACATACTCATCACTAGCGCACACATTAAGAAAAATAGGCTTAAGGGTTTCCGTATGAAAAACACGGTCTTGGGTGTGCTCATTGGCGCGTAGCTCCTGTAATTTTTCTTCCAGCACCCGCCCCGATTGACCGGCGATGTCTTCCAGGCTGGTACGCACGCCATTAGCGGCGGCGGTAGCCGCACGGGTGATGCTCAACTCTGTGCTATCGTGCTGCAAGTCGTTGACATACCAGCCCGCCAGAAACGCCGCCACCACGAACGCCAGTAGCTGTTTCATCAGCGCACGCCGCCGTGTGCCAGGCTAAAATGGTTACCATCGGGACGAGAAGTAAAGCGCCCGCCCCACGCGCCGCCGATAGACTCCCAAAACTCGCCGAGTGGGGTGTAGGCTTCCGTTCTTGACTGATACACACCGTCAACAAACAGATTAAAATCCACGGCCAGACGCTGGGTGTGCAGACTGTTACTGATACCTGCCCCCGATTTGGCATTGATAGCGGCTTGCTCCGCCGTCCGATAGGCTTCGCCGAACGTCAGTGAATAGCCGTTCTCTGCCGCCCAGGTGATCAGGCGTGCAACCATGACCGTAAACGTGGCTTGTTTTGCGCTTAAACTCATGAATTCCCCCGTGATGCTCTCAGTTTGCGTTCAATGATGGCTTCAATCGCGGTTGAACCGGCGATCCCCAGCGCCGAGGCCAATCCCAATACCGCCAGTTCTGGCAACTCAGGAAACTGGATCAGGGCCACACCCGCGACCATTGACGCCGCCGAACCTAAAATAATGCGGCCCACTAACAGGCGAAACGTGATCCGTTCTTCGCTGACCAGCAGTTTCCCCAGCCCGATTGCCGCCCCCACCAACAATAAATTTGCAAAAAATGACGTTTCACCGTTTGGCATAATTCACCCAATGAGATCCCGAATATCCGTTTCCGACAGTACCGGCACGCCATCAATCCGAACAAAATCGGGACTGGTCACCAGATACTTCACTTTATGCGTCGCCGTCTCCCCGCCTTTCGGATCAAAGGCAACCGGCCCCGTCAGGACCAACTTGCACCCGAACGCCTCAACCTTGAATTCTTCATCGCCAGTGTTGGCGTAAAACAAAATATCGGAGGTCGGGATCGCGCGGTAACTGCCTGCTACACGCGCCAGTGCGGTGATTTTTTTAAAATTCTTCGTATCAAATTCCATTTCACCTTCAGCACCGACATCACCCGCGACGAAACCGTCTGGAATGCCGCGCGTTTGTGATACAGCAGTGTTATCCGTGATATCCAATGTCGCGGTTTTGACGTGTACCAGCTCAGTACCGAGCGAAATATCAAACGACTGCCCGCCGATTCGCTGTGTCATCGTTATGCCTCCAACGTGGCATCTAACATGATGCCCACTGTGATTGATTTCGGACTGCCGTAAGGCCGTACCGTGAGATAAACCGCCACGGCGACCGATGACGTCCAGGCGATCACCACATCCCCCTCGCGGGGTGACTGCACCTCGCCAGGGAACGTGACGTTATTAATCTGGCTACTGCGGGACATTTCACGCATGTGACGCGCAAAAAACGTCTGATGGGCGGCGATACTGCCTGGCGTACTATTCATTGAGCGATCGGCAATTTTTGCGATAGCCTGGAGACGAACACGCCGCGCGATTTTGTCCACAATGCGCAGGTGTTCAATCACCTGATAGTCGCCGCCCTCAACGTCCAGCGTTCTCCCGTCAGCCCAGTAAATACCGTCATAATCCGGATACCACATCGGGACGCTGTAGCGGATGGCTTCCAGCGCCTGCAAGGTCGCAAGCCCTAGCGGCATATCGTCACTATCAACAGGCAATACGGTGCCCATGCCAATTAACGGCCCTGTGCGTACTCGCGCGGGGCTGTCTGCGACGGTCACGGCACGGCTACACAGACGCCCCGCCAATACGCCCGCTTCACTGCCCCACAAATTTGGCACCAGTTGCACCGAGGGCACCGCGTCGCCACGCTGTAAATCCGCTAAGCGGGCGAGGTACACCGTCCACGATTCACCCGCTTGCAGGCCACTAACGGACAGGATGAACCAGACCCAGCGGCCATATTTTGAAATCAGCGTGGTACGCAGGCTGGCAGCAGCGGCAATCGTGGATTTTGTCGCCTCCAGCGTGACGACAACCCCTTCCACGCTGGCGACGGCCTGCGCGTTTTCAACCCGTTGCGCCCAGATTTTGGCAACCTCGGCGGCGGGCTGCTCGTCCAGTTCGTCGTCAGAAATAGAGACAACAAACGCGCTCCAGTTCTGCCCTGCGTTCAGCCGCGCAGCCTCAACACAACGCTTGAGCGTTGAGTCTTCAGCGCCCAGCAGGCTATCCAGATTGCTCTGGGTGTTTACCGGCGTGACAGGGATCGCATCCCCGACCGCACGGCCAACGAACAGCACCACGCGCTCGATCTCTTTTGTTTCGCCCTGAAGCTGATTGAGCTGATTGATTGTGATAGTAGGCCAGGTCATGTTATCCCCCGCTGTCCTGTGCATTGACGTCCCAGCCAAACCCGATGGCCTGCAACTGACGCGCCAAAATCTTGTTAAATTCGTCATCACTCACGCCCAAAAATACACGCGAGGGAATATCTATTTTCCAGGTCGTTTTTGTTGGCTCACCACGGAGTTTTTTTATCAATAACCCCGCCTGCGCCATGCTCAAGGTGTCGAGAATGTATTTGCTACTCGCTTTGACATACCGATTCCCCTTGCGCATTTTGTAACCCAAAGCGCGTAATTTTTTAGCCTGCCTGGGCAACGCGGGCCGGTTGCGCTGATCGGGGCGTGGCGCACGGTCGGCACTCATTGAAAATGACGCACCGCCCTGGTGTACTGCGCCAATCAATCCGGCTGAAACCGGCACCTGGCCGTTTTTGTACTGCCCGCCCTGAAGATAAATTCTGACTGCGTCGATCTGCGGCATTTCGCGCACATGTAGCAGCTTCGGCAACTGGCGCAACATTTTCCCCTTGCCCCGCTTTCGCGGTGCCCACGGCTGGCCGTCTGGGCTGGTTTGGTTACGCTGATTGCGCTTGGCCGCGACAATGACCCCCAGCTTGGCAATGCGCCACAGCAGCCGCTGGCGCTTTTTCGGCGGCAGTTCCAGTGATGCCAGCGCGGCACGCAATTGCCGTAACTGTCGCTGCGGCAACCCGCCCTGAACAGCTACCGCCATTACGATTCACTCAGCGGTGCGCCGTGGGCGTCGGCGGCATACAGTGCCCCGCTTAACGCCGTCCATAGCTCAGGATCGGCCAGCTCCCAGCGTTGCCCGCCAAATGGGATATCGCCCGTTTCGCTTGGCCGGATGTTGATGCTGTCAGCCAGCTCGACGACGATCTCCAATGGGGAGGACACTTCTTCATCGAATTCAATGTCAACGCTGGGCGGCGACAGCACCAGTTCGTCATACAGCTCGTTGCGGCTATCAGCCAGCCATGCCAGCACCAGTGCGTAAACCTGCGCAGGCGGGCAAATCCGATACGGGAACGATCCCCAGTTCAATATCGCCTGGTAGCGAAATACCCCTATCCGGCGCTGTTCCAGCCCCAGCGCTTTGGGCGCGGGTATTAACTCCGCATTGTCCAGCGCACTTTCAAACTGCTGCATAGCCCGCTCGGGCAGGTTCTGCGTTAAAAAGGCGGTCAGACTTTCAATCTGGCTCATATCAGATGCACCCCAACGCGCGGATAACGTTGCATGTTTCGCAGCACAAAGGCGGCTTCTGCTAACAGAATGTCTCGCGTCTCAGCGCTCTCCTGTCCTGGGTGCGTTTCGCGTCGGCCAATGCTGGCGAATTCGCCCAGTAAATCGGCTTTGGCGCGGGCATAAATCGCCTTTTTGTATTGCGCGGTCAGTTGATTTTCATTCCCTGCCCGTGCGCCTGGCACATCAATGGCCTGCTCATGACCCCGTTCACGCCAGTAAATCACTACATCACCGAGGTTATCATTCACCTCTGCAACCGCCGCCAATAGCGCCTGTGCCGCCGTAGACGCAGGCAGATCGGGCGGAATGGTGCGTGAGCGCTGAAACTCCGCCAGATTGAGATCGGGCCAGAACGCGACACCGTTAACGATGGGTTCATCCTGATAATCAATCGGTTTTCCGCTAAACCCCAGGGATGGCACGGCCATGTCACACCTCATTAATGCAAGTAGGGGAAGCGGGCAGACCGAGATCCACGGCCTTGAAAACCTTACGAGTTTTCAACCTCCCTCGCGCCCGCCCCGGCTTGCGGTAGTCGTTATTTTTCGGTCAGCCCCCGAATGCGGGCCGTAATCTTTTTACGGATGGTGCCCACACCCGCATGGCGGTTAAATTTTTCAGCCTGCTCTAACAGCGCATCCGCCTGCTCGAGCGTGTCAACGTCATCAACCGCCGTTGCACGCGGCTGGCCGTTCTCATCACGCAGCAAATACAGCCCTGCGAATTTGAACCATTTCGCGTTGATGTCCTCATGCAGCCGCCATTTATCACGAACGTTGTTAAACGTCCGGCTGAAATACGGTTCAATGCTGTGACCGGCGGCGGCTTCACCGGTAGCCCACTCCAGCACCGTGTCGGCAACAAATGCCGGTAACGTGCTTTTGAAGTTATCCGGCGTCGCCTGGCTCTCGCTGATTGCCGCGTCGGCCCAGTCCAATGCCTTGCCCATTTCCCCTGTGTCAAACAACCAGATCACACAGTAAGCCAGCGCCGGATTGGCGAAGCGGGCATCACCGGCAAGATAGGCTTCAACGCTCGGCATCCAGCGCGGGAGAAGCACATCGCGTTTCATTTCGATGCGGTCTTCCGTGCGCGGCAGGCTGCGCAGTATTGCGACATCCTTTTCCAGCTCCAGCTTTTGCAGATGGAAGCTAACCGGCGATGCGGCCAGCGCTTCACGGTTATCCAGCGCCTTGGCGGCTTTCACGCTGGCGCGGTGGCGCTGACACGGGGACATGGCCATGTTTATTCACCCTCTCCGGTTGCCAGAGTGATTTTGTCGAATGCCGCGTAAAGCTCGTCATGCTCGACGCCATAACCTTCCATGCGCAGGTAATTATTTTCAAAGCGCTTGCGGTCATCGTTCCACTCGGCTTTACGCTTGCGTGTACCGCCCTGGGTATACAAGTGCAGGTTGTCCAGCGTGGTAACAACGAGGCGACCTTCCGGCATAAACGGCGGGGTGTATACGGTACGCCCTGCAATCTGACGGCCAATAAGCTGGGCCGCGACCTTCTCAGTCGGGCGATCAATCCGATTCATCATGGTTGTGGCGTCATTACCGATTAGGTCGGCGGACGCGAGCACAATCAGGCGCGGATCATTGCGGAACGGCTCATAAATGCAGTTATGCACCAGATCGGTGACTGCGGCATCCAGACCGATAAAGTCAGCACCGGCACCGCCAATTGTCACGTCGTCAACGATGATTTGCTCAGCGGAGCGCGTCTTAACAATCTGGTGCCAGCCAATGTTGACGTCTTCGCCGTTCGGATTGGCATCGGGATCGGTATCGTCCGCAACGCTGGTACCGTTGAACGCCACGCGCAACATATCCAGCGCAAATGACTCGTTACTGAATGCCTGAATACGTTGAAAAAACTCGTCTTCGCTGCCCGCATTTGCCCAGACAACCAGCAGCGAATACGGCAGATACGAACCCGAATCCGTTTCAACCAGCTTGTATTCGTTACCCCCCACGCTCAGCGGGCGACTGAAGCGGCCGTCTTTCTTACGGCCGGTGTAAATACCTGGCTTGCCCGTGGTCACGACCTGACCGGTTACCTGATTGACGTCCAACACGTTCGGCAACAGGCTCAGGAATTCGGAACTTTGCAGCAGCGCACTGCGGAGCTGGGTTTCCTTTGGGTTCGTCAGCGAGAAAAATCGCGACGTATCCACCTGGCCGTTAGCGGTTGCCAGCCCTGCGGCATATTTGCGCAGTAGCGCTTCGGCTTTTGGGGTTAATTGCATAATCTTTTTATTCCTGAAAAAAGGAGCAGTTAAACAAACTCAAACGGTTGATTACCGCCGTTTGGCGCACTGTTTGGACGACGCGTCCCACCGTCTTCCATCGCTGACAACTTGGTCAGAACAGTGGTCAGTTGCGTGGTCAGATCGCCCATCGCATCGTTAGCAGGCTTGCTACGTGCGGAAAACTCACGGCGACGACTGCGCGAACGAGGGCGCTTATCTGGGGTGACGTTGAACGCTTTCATGGCTTTTGCCAGATTGGCTTTTGCCACGGTGAACTCCGCCGCTTTGACTTCGTCTTCTGGGTTATCAGCAACGTCCTGCGCCAGCACGGCTACCTCATCGGCGGCAGCGGCGATCTCTTCGGCGATGTCTGCCACTGCTTCTGCGGCCTGCTCCGGCGTGTCAACCGCGTCAGCGTCACCGCTGGCAGCGTCTTTGCCGTTTTTGACCAATTCCAGCAATTGCTGAAGGAGGGCTTTTAGCTCTTCCATTTTTTGTTCCTCGCCCTCGTCGGGCTTATCAGTGTTAGGCTCTGGTGTTGGCGTAAACGCTTTACTGGCCGAAAATAAGCGCGACCAGAAAGACTCTTTTTTATCCGGCGTCTGTAATTTACCCAGGCTGAACGTTTCAAGGTTTCCGCGCTCAGCGTCCTTTTCTTCTCCAGCCAAAACGAATTTGAGTTTTTCCGTTCCCAGACTGGCCGGAATATCGGTTACGGCCAGCCCGAAAAGATATTCACGCCCGCTGCCCGCAAAATCAGAAACAAACTCAGCAGAGGTAAAAAGCTTTTGCCCCATTCGATTGGCATCAATTAAAAATTGATTCGGCACTAACTGGGCATATAATTTCGTGACATCCCCTTCCGTTTCCACTTTCAGCGCATCGACTTCCCCCAGATTGCAGGTAAATTCACGCTCACCAATGTCATACTGTGGATGGTGCGGCCAAATCATGGCGGTATAGGTTTTACGGGTGTAGGTTTCTGCCGCATCAATCAGCCATTGCGGTTCAATGGTGCGACCGTCCACAGCCTGTCCAGACGTGGCAATACATAACCAATCAGTGCGGTAATGAGATTGCGGCATAATAACCTTCATTGAAAAAGTAAATAACGGTATTTCGTTTGCGGTAGTCAGTATTACTAATTGATTAATTGTTCGCGACTGCTTTATTTCTGATGTATTCGGATATAAACGCTTATCCGTTTTTTTCCGATATTTAATGATAATTTCGTCTGAATATTCCCGTCATAATATCCGCATGGCTAAATACTCCGATGAAATAAAAGACGCGGCACGCGCCCTATATATTAAACGTTGGGCGCCGAAAGATATTGCACAGGAATTAAACCTCCCGCCGCGCACCATTTATCACTGGGCTGAAACAGGCCAGTGGGCTTCTCTGCTGCCTGTTGAAGCGGTCGAGCATGTGATCGCCAGACGCATCGATCAGCTAACGGGGCGCGAAAAGAAAACCGCGCTGGAGCTGGAAGAACTTCGGGATCTGATTGCTCACCACGTCAAGCTAATGGCGCAGCAAAATAAGCACGCCGAAAAAATGGCAGAAATGCAGGCCAAAAAAGCGGCCTATGATGGTGAAGGTTATTGCCTCAGTGCAGCGAGCGGAGAGCCAGGGGAAAGAAAGCGCCGGTATAAGAAAAATGATGTTTCCAGCCTGACGCCTGAAATGCTGGATACCTGGGCACAGGAACATCTTTTCGAGTACCAGCTACACTGCCGCGATCACAAAGATGAAGACTGGCGCTTCATTCTGAAAAGCCGCCAGATCGGCATGACCTACTATTTCGCCTGGGAAGCGTTTGAAGATGCTGTCGTCAGCGGTGACAATCAGGTTTTCTTCTCAGCCTCCCGCGCCCAGTCTGAAATCTTCCGTGAGTATATTGTCCAGATAGCGCAGAACCATTTTGGCATCACGTTGACGGGTAAAAATATCCGCCTCAGCAACGGTGCAATCCTGCGTTTTCTGTCCACAAACGCCAGCACCGCGCAGGGTTTTAACGGTCATCTGTATGGTGACGAAGTCTTCTGGATCCCGAAATTCACGCGCCTGCATGAAGTCGCAAGCGCCATGGCGACACATAACAAATTTAGAACGACCTACTTTTCAACACCCAGCGCCAAAACACATCAGGCGTATCCGGTCTGGACTGGCGATGAGTGGCGCGGTGACGATCCGAAGCGTAAAGGCATTGAGTTTCCGAAAGACAGTGCCATGCGCGAGGGGATTATTTGCCCTGATGGCATCTGGCGTTATGTCATTACGATGGAAGACGCTATCGCGGGCGGGCTGGGTGCGCTCGTTGACATCGATCGCCTGCGCAATAAATACAACCCGACCGCGTTCGCCATGCTCTACATGTGCCAGTTCGTTGACAGCAAAGACGCGGTATTCAAGTTCGCCGCTCTGGTTGGCTGCGAAGTGGATAAGGCAATCTGGGGTGACTATGACCCCACCGCCGCACGGCCATTCGGCAACCGCGAAGTCTGGGCAGGCTTTGACCCGTCCCGCTCTGGTGATAATTCCACGTTTGTAATAATCGCGCCCCCGATCCATGACGGTGAGCGCTTCCGCGTTCTGGCTATCTGGCAATGGCAAGGGCTTAACTTTAGCTGGCAGGCCGATCAGATAAAACAGCTCATGCGCCGTTTCAACATCACGTATATCGGGATCGACACAACCGGCATCGGTAAAGGGGTATATGACCTAGTCAGCAAGTTCGCGCCCCGTGAAGCCACGGCCATTCTTTACAGCGTTGAAAGTAAAAACCGCCTGGTCATGAAGATGATCGACGTTGTCGAACGTAAACGTATTGAATGGGCAAAAGACGCTATCGACGAAACCAATAAAGAGCGCGCGGAAATCCCAGCGTCATTTATGGCTATCCGGCGCACCACGACCAACAGCGGCAACGCACTGACATTCGTTGCAGAACGCTCCGATGCAACCGGCCACGCGGATGTGTTCTTCGCCATCTCACACGCCGTTATTAATGAACCTATCGATCACGAATTTGACCGCCCATCAACCTGGGCATTCGGGGAAGCAGCATGACAAAGAGACAGAATAAGAAATTCAAGGCCGCAACAGGAAATAACGTAGAGACGTTCACGCCAGGGCGCGGCAGCGTGATCACCTTTGGCGAACCGGAACCCATCCTGACAACCGGCACGGATTACCACAATATCTGGTATGACAATGAATATAACCACTGGCGGTTACCTATCGATCGCCTGGCGCTGTCGCAGTTGCCTAACCTCAATGCACAGCACGGCGGCGTACTGTATGCACGGCGAAACATGGTGGCAAGTGGCTACATCAGCGGCGGGTTAACCGCTGACCAGGTCGAACAAATGGCGTTTGATTATCTGCTGTTCGGGGATGTTGCTATCCTGAAGATCCGCAATGTTTTTGGGGAAGTGATCGACCTGCTGCCGCTGCCCTCGCTTTACCTGCGCTGCCGTAAGGAGGGTTCTTTCGTCATCCTTCAGGAAGGGCCAGCCCTGATTTATGAACCTGAAGATATCGTCTTTTTCAAAATGTACGACCCGCGCCAGCAGGTTTACGGCCTGCCGGATTACATCGGGGGAATTCATTCCGCCTTGCTCAACAGCGAAGCGACCATTTTCCGCCGCCGTTACTACAACAACGGGGCGCACATGGGCTTCATTCTTTATACCAGTGACCCTAATCTGACGCTGGAAATGGAAAATGAAATTAAGACCAAGATCGCGGAGTCAAAAGGGCTAGGCAACTTCCGCAATATGTTTATTAACATCCCGAAAGGCAACCCCGAGGGGGTTAAAATCCTGCCCGTTGGGGAGGTTAGCGCAAAAGATGAGTTTGCCAACATCAAAGGGATCACCGCGCAGGATATTTTCACCGCTCATCGCTTCCCCGCTGGCCTCGCGGGCATTATTCCCACAAACGGCGCAGTAATGGGCAACCCTGACACGGCCCGCACGACATACCGAAAGGATGAAGTCATCCCGCTGCAACGAAAATTTATGAATGGCGTCAATACGGACAGCGAGATCCCAGCGCATTTACATCTACAGTTTAACGTTGAAACCTCACCAATGACCGATGATAAGGGCGAAAAATGAGCGCAATTAAGTTAAAATCATGTCCATTGTTAGGAATAGCGTGCGGGATGGTGAACATGCGAATTTTTAAAATTAATTGCCCTGAATGCGGCTCACCAGCCATCATTCGTAAGTCTGACTGGAAAGACAAGAAACTAGCGGATTTATACTGCGCCTGTACCGAAGTTGAATGCGGTCACACGTTTGTTTTTAACGCCTCGTTTTCTCACACTCTTAGTCCCAGTGGGTTAACCGGCAACAAGCTGGTTAAATTCTTAATTGACCAACTCAAGCCCGACGAAAAACAATTCGCTCTCAACTTGCTCAGTGGACATGGCACGTAAAGCACCGCATTACGCCTTCTAGAGTTTTAGGCTAATGCGGGCTTTCTCTCTACATTTAGGCCGTCTAATTCTTATGAGCCTTTTTTACTCGCCTTTTTTAGAGCCAAAATATAGGTAGGGTGCAGCGTTCCCATCACAGGTGAGATTGGTAGCTGCCCCCCTTTCATCGGGGCAATATCAAACCACTCGTTCGTATAAGGCAATGTTACCAGAGTGCTCATATCAAATTTTGTATCGTAAGCGAGTCCAGAGATTGCAAAACCAGCATCATCACACCTGAGCACAAATTCAGTGTCGAAAATTTTATCCGTTTTCTGGCTTGTCCCGTAGACAACCATCACAGCATTATCTTCTTCCGCCACCTTCACAACTAACGCAGGGCGTGGCTTAGGCCCTGGTTTTCCTTTTACCTGAGGAAAGTAACACCAGACGATATCACCTGGCTCAGGGAGAGTGCCGTATACTGTTGTACCACTTATCATTATGTCTCCTTACAAAAGACTTTTAGTAAATCGCTCCTCCGGTATATCCGTAGCAGTAGAGAACTCTCGGATAGTTTGGATTTGAGCGATGGATAATGCCCCATCGTCTTTCTCGTAATGTGGCAAAAGTGCATCGGCCAATCTTCGCAATGCCAGATGAGCCAATTCGGTTTTTGTCATGCCTGTTACGTCTATCAACGTCTCCAACGTGCGACCGCTGATGGCGCTCAGAGAATCTTTCTCTCTTAATCTAAGGACAAAATCTCCGGTTTTTTTAACGACGTTTACTGTCATAATTTTCTACTCCTGTTATTTGGTGGTTAACCTCTCTTTCTTTGTTAAGTTCATATTCGCAAAAGAAAAAATGCGTTTATATTTACTAAATTTCGCATTGGATAGTTCCTAAGTTTGAAGTTAATTTGAAGTTAATTTGAAGTTTAAGTTTAAGTTTAAGTTTAAGTTTAAGTTTAAGTTTAAGTTTAAGTTTAAGTTTAAGTTTAAGTTTAAGTTTAAGTTTAAGTTTAAGTTTAAGTTTAATTTGAGCCCGTTATCGAGCTGAGTTAAAGATATCATATTGATATCACGCGTCAAGAAAAAGATATCAATATGATATCTCTTAGTATCACCTATCTGTTTTTATCTATACCTCTGCGACGTAGTTTCAGACCATGTCGCTTCACATAACACTGCGATACGTTGCAGTAGTGCCGCAGCTTTATCATGATATTCCGTGTCTTTTTGCTTCTTCATCGGCGCTTGGTACAGACAGCCGTCAGCGCTGGCAACGTAGGCATAGCCCGCAATCGTGATCGCGTTGCCGGTTTCCAACCGCCGCAGCTCACCGGCGCTGATATCCCAACCCAGCGAACGGGCGAAATCGGCAACGCTGGTGCGCCAGTCGTCCGACCGCTTACTAACAGTCTGTTTTTCAGTCTCTTTATGGGGCTGAGTTGTGGACGAGTGTTCTTTATGTCGCCGATCCGGCGGCTGAGATCGAAGACGGTTGAGCAATCCACGCCGTTCCGTGTCGGTCATGTGCTCAAAGTCGGTAATTTCTGGCTCTGACGTACTGCCAATCTCTCTATCGGCGGGTTCGGAAATGCTTATTTTTTCATCGCCCGTAGAGTTATTGACAGAACTCCAAGCGTCGCCGGTTGGCGACGTAACGACCAACCCACGCCCAGCGCTATCATTAGTGCCTGCGTCTGCTACTTGTTTTTTGCGGATTTTCCACTTAACGAGACGGGTACAGATACGCGATAGCTCACCTAAGCGCGGCGAGAAAACACCAAAGATTTTTTCTGGCGTCTCGCCGTAGTCGTTTTGCTCGTCTGCATCCTCATACGCGATACGCACGGTGTATAGCTCACGCGGGATTAACACGCCGCCTTGCTTTTCGATGTAGGTAGCGAAACAGCCTGCGTCCGCAGAGGCTAGTACGGCATCCATTGCAGGATCACCAAGCTGCGCGGCACCACGCTTGAAGGTTCCGGCCTCTTTCTGCACTGCGGTAAGCTGGTTCGCCAGCTTACGTAGTTCGCGCCAGACAGTGACCGGCGGCAGGCCGAACGGCTGAAACTGCCGGATGTTATGTTGAGACGCCCAAGCCATCGCAAACCGTGCGGTTTCGCGCAGAGGCTTTCCGGTTTCGTTATCACGCTCACCGTCAAGTGCGTAGCCGTCGATGTTTTTACTGATATATTTGGCAACATAGGCCGTTGCACTGCCTTTCTTGGGATCGAGCCTTTTCGCTTTAAAGCGTGCGCCGGTATTACGGCCCAGCTCCGCGCGGTCTACAGCGATGAAATATTCACGAAGAATTTCAGTGATTTCTTTCCGGTCTTCTGGCGGCATGAATAGCAATACGTGCCAGTGCGGCGTAGCGTCGTGATGCGGCTCTGCGACGCGGAAGCCATACGGACGCAGGCCGCGCCGGTTCAGTTTCGACATGGCTTTAGCCCATGTCTTACATAAATAGCGCTGCCCCTGCCGAGGGGATGACGTATCCCACTTGGGATTCTGATGACCACTCTGAATAGTGGCGTGATAACGCGATGGGCAAGTGATAGTAAGAAAAACACCTTCGTCACTGCGCGATATTGCAACCATTTCGACACCCGCCATGCGCGTCATGAGTTCGTGACGGCGAATAACCGGATTGCTGACGCTTGCGTAAACCATATTTTCCAGCGATGCGACGTTACCGTCTTCATCAACCAGTTCATGCGCCTTAAAGAATTCGCGGTTTTTGCGGCGCTGCTCCTGCCACTGATTCAGTGCATCAATACTGACGTAAGGCATCCGTTTTTTATGGATCACGCCGATGGCGCGGAACTGGTTTTCTCGCCATTCGCAGCGCAAACGCCACAACTTACGCCCCCACCAGTCAGGGCTGATGATGCGCAGAATGGCGGAGCAAATACGTTTTTTTGATTCGTTATCGCAAATGATCACGCCCCAGCACGGCGGCGTTACCCGTAGCGCCAGCATTTCATAACCCAAATGCCAGAAAAGCGCCTGGATCTCATCATTGGTCATATCGGCGGGCAATGTGTTGCCGCATTCGGTTTCAAACATTTCCGTGATGCTGGCCGCAATAGCATGACCGGCGTTAATCGCCTCATGTTTCGTAAACTCTGCCAAATGCTGCCAGCGTGCGCGCCAGTAGCTGGCAAGCTCTGACGTAAAACCGTCACGCACACCTTGCTTGGCACGCACAGCATCAAGACGCAGCAGGGCTTTTTTCACGGTTCCCATGAAAAAGGCGCTGACGTGTCGCGGCTCGCGGTTGGCGCGCAGCCATTCTATTTTTTTCCGGTAGGTATCGCGGATAAAAAACGGTTGTTCGAGTAAGCGTGCTTCAACACCTTCCGGCGTTTCCATCCAGTTTTGTAATGCCGCTTGATGCTCGTCCCGTACAGCTTCTGCGAACTGGCGGCGCATTGTCAGTAACGTTGAATTAGGCTCGAAGTAGTCCAGCCGCGCGACGGCCTGCTCGAAATCCAGATCGGAGAAAGCGGCGCGTGATACCAGCCGCTTAAGATGCTGCTCGACGGCTGGATGCGGCTCAGGGGTATTTACGACAGAAGAAGTAAAAGATTCAGCGATCCCCTGATACGGCGAGATCGCTGGACGTGGTGCATTCCACGGGTAGGCCCACTGTTCGGACATTACTCACAAACCCCAGCGTAAACGCTGTTGCAGACCATCGGATCGACGACTTCGCCCAATAAATCGAACTGTCGCCCCCCCCCTGGTTGTTAATGCCCAATCTCTGTAGGTGTGGATACCGTGAGACTCGACGCTAATACACTCAATGCGGCGCTCTGATTTTTTGGGATCGTTTGTTGAGGGGAAGAATGTTGAGTTCTGACGACGAGAACATGCCGCAACAAGGCGTTCCCAGCGCGCTACTCGCTCAACCTCTTCAGGCCAACGACGGAAGATTTCTGCAATCTCTGACTTTCTGGCATGGATGCACGGCATACAGCCGACACGGCTACAGCCTTGCTCATAAAGTGGATTAGGCTTGACGCCATGCCGCCTAGCTAATGCGAAAACATCGGCGTGTTTCCAGTGAAGAATGGGACGATAGATGCTCAGACGAGGGCCAAGATCAAAGCCGTTTTCCCATTCTGACAAAAGGGCGCGCGACGCGGATTCTTCGGCACGAACACCTTGCCAAGAGACAACTTCAAACCCCGCATCAATGATCGGTTCAACAACTTGTAGCCGGATAGGTTCATGCTTTAACTCAGTTGAACAAAAACGGCGTTTCGTTGATGGAAAGCGACCCTTCCACATGCACAGATCAAGAAATGGGATGCCGGTGGGATGCAGGGTATCTAACGCAGTAGCGATAATGTTTGCGGCCTGTTCATCAGTAAAACCACATTCTGAAACAAGCGTGATAGGCCACTTTTCGGCAATGAATTTTCTTTTACCTGCGATTTGCCGAGAAAAATCGGCATGGACACGCCTGATTTTCCCTAGTTTGGATTCCAGATAATCCAAATATTCCATGGTCTGAGGATGTTCGTGACCAGTATCAGCAAAGGCGGGAATGTGGCTAACGCCGTTCTCCACGGCTAATAGCCATTGAGCAAGGCTATCTTTACCGCCTGAGACGCTAATAACATTGATTGTGTCATCATAAAAACAACGTGGATCAATCATCAGAATGCCTCTCACAGTGGAATCGGGTTTTCTTCGGATTCCCAATAGCCGGGGAGTACATCGCTATCGGATTCATCTCCGCAGCCGTCGCAGGTTTTCAGCACGCCGATCACTTCTTTTGCAGCACCACGCGTGATGCCGCTTGCACTGATAGAGCGCTGAACGGCGATTTCATGGAATTGATAGTGCTGATAAATCTCGCGCGTAGCGGGGGTGTCACTATTTGAGATAACAACCGGCACGCCGCGTGAAAGGTTTACGCTCAACAGCACCGCCGCTAAATCTCGATGATGGTCGTGGGTAAAAGAAGCATGGTGATATTGCGTAAAATTGGCCGTGTCGCTGGCTGGCAAATAGGGCGGGTCGCAATAGATAACGGTACTTTTGTTTATCCCTTTGATTGTCAGAGTCTTGCGGAAATCTGCCACGGAAAAAACGGTTTTAGTGTCGTTGGCTTTTTCAGCAAACAACCGTATTTCATGCTCAGGAAAGTATGGTTTACGGTACTTGCCAAATGGGATATTGAAATCCCCTGCATTGTTATAACGACATAGCCCGTTAAAGCCATGCCGATTCAGATATAAAAATAGCGCGGCTGTAACTGTGCTGGGGTTTGATTTTTGATAGTTAAAGCTCAGCCGATTACCGTTATACGCGTCGGCATTATTGCCACCATTAAATAGATCATGCGCAGTGGCTATTAACCGCTCTGTATCATAAGCGGCGCACTGATATAAATTAATCAGATCGGGGTTGATATCAGCCAGCACATAGCTGGGATAGTCGGTATTTAGGAACACAGACGCACCGCCAACGAACGGCTCTATAAGACAATCCCCTTTCGGTAGAAGCGGGAGCAAATCGGGCAGGACGCGGGTTTTACCCCCCGCCCATTTGATGAACGGGCGGATCATACAATGATCTCATGCGACGAATGCTCAAAGCGTTCCGCCTCTTTGCGCAGTAGTTCGATAACCTCTGCGGTGGAAAACTCTTTTTGCTGGGCATGGATAGACAGCGCAGCCAGGCGCAAGGAAAACCCTAAGTGCTGGTCTTTCTTTTCTTCCTGACGTGCTTTTTTTAGCAGCTCAACGAGTGCGTCATTTCCTGCTACCTGCATCGCTTTGCGTTCTGAATTTCTCATCGTGATTTCCTTTTTTTAGGGAATAGAAAGCCCGGCGGGTTTACGCCTTTAAAAACGGGAGTTATTACGGTTAAAGAATTAAATGCTTGGGGAATAAACTCACAACTGCTTTAAGTTTATTCATCGCCTTAATCAGCTTTGCTTTTTCTTCAGTTGTCAGTTCATTAAATTTCAGGTGATGCCGTCCTTTATCAATATCTGCTAATTCAAATATCGCTGATAGCACGCGCATATTATCTGAATGTGTTGATTTCCTATCGTTACGGTTTCCGTCATAAAATCTTTCATCGCGCAGATCATCAATAAAGCGGCACATATCTTTTTCACTGTTTGTGTTGAAGTGTTTTCCCCTCAGCATTGCGATGTGGTTCAGCCCGTCAGTTCTGGCCGCGATACTCAGCGGAACGGCGCGGGCGGCTTCAGTATTAGCCATGACGATTACGCCGCGATACCCATCAAGCGGGCGAACCAGCGGCGCTTTTGCTTAGGCGCTGGCATATATGGCTTTTTGCTCCACGGCGCAAAATAAGCCTGCGCGGGAGTTGGCTGAAAACGCTGGCCGTTTGGTAATTCCAGCCAGCCTTTATTTTCTTGGGGGTATGGTGATTTTTCTTTTAATAAACGTGCTGTGCTAATCATGCTGAATTCCTCATGTTGTGCAGTTCGTTGATATAAGAAGTCGCTTGCCCTAATGCATCAAACATACCGAATGATTGATCGCCTTGACTCACGCGATAACGTGTAATCGGATTAGTTGCTGTTCTGGGGCAGCGAGTAATAGAGAAGCCGCGATAAACACTGGTATGTTCGCTGACTTTAATTAATTCACCGCTCATGCAGACATCCCACGATGGCGGCGGGTCGGTTTACTGGCACTAATTCTATCTTTCCAGCCATGCCATTCTGGCGGTGCGGTTTCAACCAACTGTTTAGCGTATTTATCCCACTCCAGGCGATGAATCCACAGCTCAGCATTACCACCTGGCTTTAGCGGGTCAGCCATATAAAAGGCTGGTAATTTCCCCGCTTTAGCCATGGCAACAATAGCGGATGTCGTTTTACCGACATACAGAGCAAACCCCTCTTTTGACAAGAGATCGGCAGGCTTCTCTGACAATCGAATCTGACGACGCGGCGTAGCATCTGCCGTCTCGTCCCCTTCCCCGTCAACAATGGTTTTAGCCTCGTCTTGCATTTGATATCCTCCGACTTGGTTCCCGCATCATTAACTAGCGCCACTTAGTGCTAGTTAATGCTTATTGCGGGGTTCTACTTACCGATAAAATAGGTGATGTGCGATTATATGTCAATAAGCCAGTCAGAGAAGCTCAAACTAATTAGAGATTCAGAACGTCTAAAATCAAAGGAAGTTGCTGATTTAGTAGGACTTAATTACTCAACATATCATGGGTATGAAGTCGGAAAGGCTAAAATGTCAATGGAAGCAGGAATGGTGTTTTTTAAACACCCACGGTTTCGCAAGTACCGTGACTGGTTCATGTTTGATGAAACTAACCCAGAAGCTGGGCAGATAGCACCGGCCCTCGCACACATTGGGCAAGACGAAACAAAATCTCACCAATCCGACCACAAAATTGGCTAAATATTTACTTTTATTACCTTTTTGATATTGATTTTCAAGATGAGAGCTTCATCGGAGAGTTATCTTATGTCGATTAAGAAACTTGATGATGGTCGTTATGAAGTGGACGTTAGGCCGCAGGGTGCAGAGGGAAAACGCATTCGGCGAAAATTTAATACAAAAGGCGAAGCTCAGATTTTTGAGCGTCACATTTTGGTCAACTACCACAATAAAGATTGGGTAGAAAAACCAGCAGACCGCCGAAAACTGACTGAATTACTATCCCTTTGGTGGATTTACCACGGTAAAAGCCACAATCGGGGAGAAATTGAGAAAGGAAGATTGAACGCTATTATTGTGAAACTGGCTGAGGTGGGCGTAATCCGTGCAGACCAGCTAACGAAAAAAGCAATTCTGGATTACCGCGTAAACAGGTTGAATGAAGGTTTAAAACCATCAAGTGTTAATCGGCATCATGCCATTTTAAGCGGAATGTTTACGAAGCTCATTGAAGCCGATGAGTATCACTCCCAGCATCCGTTTAAAGATGTGAAGCAGTTGAAAGAACAGCAAGCCGAAATGGCGTTTTTGACTGCCGGAGAAATAGAAGACTTACTTCAGTTGCTGGATGGTGATAACCGCAACGCCGTTCTGGTTTGCCTGGCAACAGGAGGACGATGGGGAGAAGTCGCCAATCTTAAATGTGAACACATTATCAACAATATGCTCACGTTTATGAAAACCAAAAATGGGAAACGTAGAACCATTCCCATATCTCCGGCGTTGACGACACAAATAAAGCACGCTAAAACGGGTTTCGTATGTCATCCAAATTACGACGCAGTAAGAAACACATTACGTGCAATGAAACCTGATTTACCAGATGGGCAAGCACTGCATGTGTTCCGGCACACATTCGCCACGCATTTTATGATGAATGGGGGTAATATTATTACACTGCAACGAATTTTAGGGCATTCCACGATCCAGCAAACGATGGTCTATGCACACTTTGCGCCAGACTTCTTACAAGATGCGGTGTTGCTAAACCCACTCAACGGAGTGTCCATATAA